TTCCTGTTGATTCTGTGATTCTCTCTATATCATCACCTAAACCTTTACTCTGTTTTTTCTTTGCCATCTTCTTCTTTTAATGTTTTTAATAGCATTGTAAACTGCATATACAACTCACCTACTGCTTTTTCTAAATTAGCTAATCTTTCGTTAGTCGTGAATTTCTTTTGTGCTTTCATGATTCTAATGATTTTTTATATTTATTATAATCTTCTTGAAAATACTCTCTAAGTTTTAGCTTAGACGCCTTTAAAGTATTGAATACAGATTTAAGGCTTATTCCCGTTTCCTTTGCTATTTTCCTCATAGACATTCCTTTGTTAAAGTGCAGTCTGAAAAGCTTAGCTTCATACCAATACCAAGTGTTTACAACTTTATCTATATCTTCTTTTATATTACCAAACAAAGAATCAAATAAATATTTATTGTAACTATCTTCAAAAGACTCAGATTGTTGCACTTTTATCTTTTCGCTTTTCTTCATGAACTCAGACTTATGATTCTCTTCGTCTAAATCATAGTTAAACTCAGCATCTAATAAAGGACTGTTAAATACAACAATCTCCTTTTCTCTCTTACTCTTAGAGCATTTTGTGTAGAATAAATTACTTAGCGTAGTGTAAACATAGAAAGTATTAACCTGAGTTTCATTGTACATAATTTCATTTACATCTTTCTTGTACTTATTCATTCTTATATACATCTCTTGGGTCAATTCCCTTGCATCGTCTTTCTCTAACCCAAAAGACATTGCCATCTTTAACCATTCGTCATCCCTCTCGGCTAATACTTCTATCGTTCTCATAAACTATTTACATCTTGTTCGTTAACATATACTTCAATATTGTTTCTTGAAATACAAATGTAATCATACTTATTCACTTCCATAACTCTAACTATACTACCATTTGGTAATTTATGACCAGATGTATCTTGCTTAATAGTTAATTCTTGACCTTTAATATACTTCATATCTAATGTTTAAATGTTTCATATGTCAAATATAGTATAAATTAGAGTTAAATCCTAAGAAAATCTTATTTATTTTTATAGCAATTCTTTTAACGGAATAAGCAATCCTTTACTAGTATTGCTATCGCCTCCTACGACATCTCTATTACTTCCAATGTATTTTCTACATTTCTTTTTTAATATATCTGTTGGTATTATATGAAACGTATCTCCAAAGCAAAAGCAATAATAATCAGCATTGGAAATACTCAATCCGCTTTTCTTGCCTCTTGAATAATATTCAACAAAAACATTATTGGTTTGAGTAGCTTTTAGGTCGTATTTTACCTCTATTGTAGAGTTATCAAATATCTGTCCTAACTCCTTTTCTTTTGCTTGACCAATCTTAAGGTCGTATTTAAAATCGTTGTTGTAATCCATTATAAATTCATAGGAACGTTAAATGCTACTTTACCTCCTTTTACAATTCCTATTCCAATAGCCTCTTTTTTACCTCCTTGCATATATCCCATTGCATAAGATTTAGAGTCTATTCCGCATCCTACTGCCATAGCAAATATACTTCTTGTTTTACCAAAGAACCATTCCACATACATATCGGTATGGTAATGACCTGAAACAGTTGATACCATATCTCTCTTTGCTGCTGTTCTTGGCTTGTTACTTTTGTCTCCATGAACATATCTAACACCATCGATATAAACCTCTGTTACAAAATTCCAATTAGGTGTTTCAAGCACTTCTCCAAACTCTTTTATCCATTTACTCGGAATGTTTGATGTTTGTGCTTTTCTAATAATAATTCTGTCATGATTACCTAATGTTACATCTGCATCAGGAAATGCTTTATACCACTTCTTTAATTTATTGATAGCGAAATCAAGCTCTGTCTTACCTCCTAAACCATCACTATCTGTTTCATGATATGAGGAGTAATGATTGTCAATAATATCCCCTATAAACACTACTTTATTACAGTTATGAATAGCGTATTGTTCTTTACAGAACTCTAAGTAACCATCAAGGCAAAATGGTTCATGTAAATCTCCAATAACTAAAACCCTATTCTCTACTTTAGTAATGTTTTGGTATGCTTTTCTTACATTACCTCTTAATCTTGGTCTAAAATCTTTCTTTTTTGTCATAATTAAAAATTTGTTAATTTAGGTGGTGTTATAATCTTTGGTAATCCGTATTTATCTATTGTAAAATCAAATGGCTCAAACTCTCTTGACCTACTTCTTTTACATGATACATTTATTGTACCACCTCCCATATCATTTCTCTTTAACTCTATTTGGGTTTCTGCTTTCTTCTCTAAGAAACTACCAAGATGCCCAGTAGGTTTGTCAGAGCCATGGTTTGAGTGTATTACAGTCATTATATGACAACCAAACTTTGCTGTCATTCTCATTATCCATTGTACCAATAAGTTTGTTTCTTCTATGTTGTTAACATCGTTACATAAATCTGCAACTCCATCAATGAGTACTAATCCTGCCTTTTCTACTTTTTCTTCAAGATACCACTCTATAAAACCCATTCTATCTCTTGGACTCATAGGTCTTAATGCGAGGGTATGGTAGCCATCGTATGGTTTTCCTGTTATTTCATAAGGTCTTTTAAATACTCTACTTGCGTGAAACTTACTTTGCTCTGTATCTATGTGTATTATTTCTTCATCTGTTCTATGTCCTCTCATATCACCACCTCTTGTTCCTGCATTACCATTAAGATATACAGTTGAAACAAGGCTTACCAAGTATGATTTACATGACTTTGGTGGTGCTTGCACAAATGAGAAGTTACCATATGTTGCTATTGGAGTATGGTATGTTTGTACTCCGTTCTTTGTATTATAACTATGCTCTCCATAGCTTATAGCAACAGGTGGGTGTTCTATGACCTCAGAAGGGTCTACATAAACATCAGATAAAGATTTTTCATAGTACATTCTTTGCACTTCTTTATCATCTTCTGTCATTTATTTATTTATTTACTTTGCCTTTAAATCCGCAGCTATAACAATTATACAAACCTAATCCTTTATTAACAGATAAGGAGTTTTTAACTGAGCATCTTGGACAATCTGTTTTACACTGGTTTTTATTGTCTTTAAAGTAAATCTCTAACTTGTCAAATCCATCCATTGCTATCTAATATCTCTACAGTAATTATAAATACTGCCAATGTTATTATAGTTACTATCATAATACAATAATTGTTCGTTGTTTACCGAAATTACCAACAGATACAGTTTCTCTCTTTATATAACCACCTTTCTCAAGTGAATTTAACACCCTGTAAAGCGTTCTATCATTCATGTTAAGTACTTCTATCATTTCTTTATTAGATAGATTGAATTTACCTACTTCAGCTCTGTAATCACTTAAATAATCATATACTTCTTGTTCTTTTTTTGTCATAAGTTTTATTTTAAAAAAAGGGAGAGCGAACCCCTCCCTAATTAAATTAAAATGGCATATCTGAAATATCCTCTTCACTAGATTCACTCGATGCTACATCACCAATCTTCTCTACTCTCCATGAATTAAGAGAAGTATAATACTTTCCATTGTACTCGTTAGTAGAAATATTAAAGAATACCTTAACATCATCATCAACTTTGTTGAACTTAGTTAGCTGTTCTACTTTATCTTCTCCAAACACTTTAAAGCAAAAGATTTGTTCTTTACCTTCGTAACCATCATTGTTTGCTACAACAAACTCTTGACTTGCCCAAGGGTTTCCACTTGTTTTACCAATACCTTTCTGTACTTCTAAAAATGTTTTAATCTTTCCTGCGATTGCTAATTCTTGACTCATAATTTTCTATTTATTTAATAATTGTTCTACTTCTGTTGTTATAATATATTTCTTCTTTATATCTGCCATAGTGTATTTGCCTTTTAAAGCTGATTTAACACCATCGAATAACTGACCTTCTTTTGGTAGAGTTGGTAGTTTGACCTCTTTTTTCTTTGCTATAATTTTTTTACCATGTTCATTTGTAGCATCTGCGTCCTTTGTGTCATCAATAGCAAACAAACCATTCAAAGCGTATTTACGAGCATAGCTACTTGCTGAACCTGTAATCTGTGCCTCGTTCATTCCTTTCTGTTGTTCAGGCTCTCTTGCTAATGCAGTTGTTTTAATTTCATTACCACCATCAGTAATCATAGCAGTTGCTTTAACATACACTCTTTCTCCTACCATAACAACTTCATCAGAAACAGTTACTACACAGTCTTCTGAATTTGCCAAAGGCTTAACAGCCTCAAGTATATCCTCACAACTTCTATAGTTGTATTTACCGAAAGCATTTCTTTGATTCTTAGGTGCTTTCAATTCCTTTTGAATCTTCACTAACTTTTTTATCATTTTCGTCTATTTAATTGGTTTTTTAATATTCTTACCTCTGTAACTAAACCTTCTATTCTAAGGTCTTTCTTCTTATTCTCTTTACCAAGGAGTTCTATAATATCTTCTTTAGCTTTAAGAGAATCTTTTAACACTTCATTGTATTTAAGATGTGTTTCAAATAATTCTAATACGTCTTTATCTTTCATAAGTTTTGTTTTGTCAAATATAGTTTAAAGTAACGTCATATGCAAGTTATTTCTTACTTTTTTTAATATATTCTTGTATTTTATCTTTATAGTACTTACCTCCTATGTTTTCGTTAAGGTAATTATCGTTCTCAAGTACATTTAATATAAATTGATACTTGGTCTCCCAATAACTCATTATAGTTTTATTACAACATACTTCTAATATTTCTCTGTAACAATCTTCTACTTTCCATTTCTTTGTTATTTCATTTGAACCTGTATAAGTTTTCCAATCAGATTCCTTATAAGTTACTCTTCTTCTTTTATATCCCTTTAGAGGTTTAAGAGTTTTCTTGTGTTTAAGAATCTTTTTACCTATATAAGACTCATTTGTATGCTTGTTAGTTATCCTATAAACGAACCCAACTGTACCTTTCGGAAAATCCTCTATAGATTCATAATACTTAGACTTCTTTGTTAGACTTTTACTTTTCCAATCCCCCATTAGTTATATATTAAGGTTAGTCTAATTCTAAAACACAAAAAACATAAACTGTAATCTATCTCATGTGTTTCTTCTGTTTCAAACTCTTCTTCTTGAATACCTATTAGTAAAGATTTATTTATATCTAAACTTATTTCATACGCTACTAACTCCATATTATGAATCTATATTATTAATAAATAACTTACCTAAATCTTTATCCACTTCTTTGATAGCTCTATATATCTTTTTAGAGTGTCTTTTAGCTGCTCTAAGCGATTCTTTTGTAGCTCCTAAACCTAAGTCTCGAATATCTCTATCAAGCTCTAATAAAGCGTCTGTAATCTGTCTTTTAGTGCCTCCACTATTTTTTAGTTCCTTAATCTTTTCATCTAATGTTCTCATAATTTATTGTTTTATTTCTACAAATATAGTCTTTAGTAGTGTCATATGCAAGTTTTTTATGTTAAAGTTTTACAAAACATAGTTTTTATTCTTGTTATATCCAAATTTTATTCTATAAATAAATACTTTAACATAATTTTAACATTTAAAATTTGATTATTAA